CATTATCTAACACATCGTTTCTGATTGCATCATAAAGAGATTCTGGTATTACACTGTAACCTTTAACTTTTCTTGAAGTTACATAATCTTGGTAAGTTCTATATTTTGCAGCAGGTGACATGTATTATCCTTTTTTCTAACTTATATATACAGCATACACTAAGACATCTTGGTTGTCAACAAAAAAGCGCAAGATAAAATCCTGCGCTTTCAATAACTTATAATTTTTTTTAAAAAAATTACATAGCTACTTTTGTTTTTTCTTCAATTTGACGCTCAAATTCTCTTAAACGTCTATATACACTCATTAATTCAATAATTGTAGGCCACGCTTTGAGTAGATATTGCATACTACCTTCAACACGCCCAAATGCACGTATAATTTGTTGCATTACACCTAATGTAATTGCACCTGTAACAATTGCTGGTGCTAAGAACACATAGGCACTTAACACATTAGCTTGTAGGTATGCAATACGACCAACATTAAAGTAAAGATAACGAATGTAGCTTAAAAAGTGTATACTACGCACCCCGTCAAACAACTCTTCAATTGATTTAGGGCGAATAGTTTCATCATCCTCTGCAATCACTAGGATTTTACGATAAGCGGCTTCTTTCTTTTGTAGATCATATTCAATGCCTACTAGTCGAAATGCCCATCCCAATCCAATAAGGAATAGTGTGCCACCTATACTCCAAAGTAGAGCACCTGTAACAAGTCCATATTGCCATTCACCAAAGAACATAATAGTCAATCCTGCGCTTAATCCCAATAGGATTGGAACGAACTGAACAAGCACCATTATTGCTTCAATAAAACTTGTTCCTAAACCTTCCATAATACGGCTAAATTTAATTGTGTCTTCTTGAACCCTTTGTGCAGCACCTTCAATAGTTCTTGCTTTATCATACACATCATGATACCATTCTACCATGGATGTTCTCCAACGGAATAGATAGTGTGCTGTAAAAAAACTTACCACAACAGCAATTAATACATAGATACCTGCAAGGTAGATAAATTCTATAAGACTTGCCCAATATTCACTCATTGTAATTGCATTTGGCGTGGCAAGTGCTTTTTGAATCATATCATAAAAAGTGCCAAACCATTCATTGATTTTTACATCAATTTCTACTTGAACCCACAGTGAACTCAAAATTGCAGCTGACCCTAGCCAACTCCAAAGCCACCATTCTCGGTTCTTAAAAAACCTAAACATATGTTTTCCTTTTCTATTTTATCTAGATATAGATAGTATTAGTATATACGATGTTATACAATTGTCAAGTAAATCTTATATGAACATTGTCATAAATACACTATATTAAGGAATTATTATGCCAAGACTCAGTTTATACAAACCATACAAAGGCAATGACTTTAAATTTATGGATAGAAACGTCCGTGAACAATTTGACATTGGCGGAACAGCAATACATGTTCATAAATATTTAGGTCCAAGTCCACAAGAAGGTAATGACGATCCTAGTGAACCAAATTACGGCAGTGGATTAGAAAGAGACTTTATCACTGGAGAAGAAATTAATCCAGAAGGTATTATTGACGAAACGCAGATACAAGATCTACTGTTTATGGAAAACAGAGACCGTAAGTATGATCCTGATATTTACGAATTACGTGGTGTATACAATGTAAGTGATAATGATTTTGATCTTACACAGTTTGGTTTATTTCTTACAAACGATACATTGTTTATAACATTTCATATCAATGATATGATTGAAAGATTAAATAGAAAATTAATGCCAGGAGATGTGTTAGAATTACCTCATTTACGTGATGAACTATTACTTACTGCTGAAAAAGACGCAATTAATAAATTTTATGTAGTGCAGGATGCAGCTAGAAGTGCCGAAGGCTTTTCTCAGACATGGTATCCTCACATTTGGAGAGTAAAAGTAGCACCGTTGACAGATACACAAGAATACGCAGATATTTTAGGCACAGCGGCAGATGAAAATTCATTAAAAAATGATATCAGTTCTTATAAAACAGAACTTAATATATCAAATGCAATTGTTGCAAGTGCAGAAGCAGCTAATCCAACCGGATTACCTCTTGCAGATCACTTATTTGGCGTAGACGAAGATACAAACGAATATGATCATGGAGAAACATTAGAAACAGGTGATCAGTTTCCACAAAATCCAAATGATGGAGATTATTTTGTAAGAACAGATTTTGCACCAAATAGATTATTTGTATATAGAGGTAGCAGATGGCATAGACTTTATGATAATATTTCACAGGACACATGGAGCGATAGAACATACAATGCAAGCTCCTTTATTAACAACAATGCAACTAGTGTAGTTGATAATCAGGAATTTCCTGAGCGTCAGTCTCTATCACAGGCGCTTAAACCAAAAAGTGATTTTGAATAATGGCACAATATTTTTACGACAAACAAATTAGAAGATATATTCAACAGTTTATTAGACTGTTTAGCGGCTTTAATGTTCAAATGGGCAAAGACGATGAAGGTTTACCTATATATCAGCAAGTTCCTGTAAGATATGGTGATATCAATCGTATGGCGGCACACATAACACGTGAAAATAGTGAAAATGTTGTCAATAGTGTTCCATTTATAAGTTGTTATGTTACTGCTTTAAACATGATGCCAGAAAGAAGGACATATCAAGATTACACTGAAAAAATGCAAGTGTATGAAAAAAAATTTAACGAAGAAACAAATGAATATCTAGATGAACGAGGGAATAGTTACACAGTTGAAAGACATGCACCTGTGCCTTACCTACTTCAAATGAACTGTGATGTATGGACATCAAATACAGATCAAAAATTACAATTATTAGAACAAATATTAGTGTTGTTTAATCCAACACTAGACATAAGAACAAGTAATAATATAATAGATTGGAGTGCTTTGTCACATGTAGAAATGACATCTACTAACTGGTCAAGTAGAAGTGTTGGATCAAGCATTGATGATATCATTGATGTAAGCACACTAAGTTTTGACATTCCTGTATATATTAATCCTCCTGCAAAAATACAAAGGCAAAGATTGATACATACAGTTATTAATGAACTATACAACTTAAATGACGAAGATTTAGAAGATTTTAAAGAAAATTTACCTTTTAATAAAACCACATTAGAATATACAATTGTTACATATGAAGACAAAAAAGCAAGATTTGAAAATGCTCAATTGTTTTTATTAAACAAAGATGGCACAAATCTAAATGAAAATGGTCAACCACTTAATTGGGTAGAAGAAACAAAACCATTTGGTGTAATAAGAGAAGGAATTAGTCAAGTTAGACTTAGAAAAAATGGATCGGATCCAAGTGATAAATCCAATGATATTGTTGGCAAATTAAGTATAAACCCAACCAATGTAAATGCATTAAATATTGATATTGATTTAACAACATTACCAGCAAATTCAATTGTTGCAGTAAATGCAGTAATAGATCCAACAAAGAATTATCCAGGAGATGGAACAGTGCCTGCGCCAATAGCAGGTCAAAGATATCTATTGTTAAATGCTTTACCAATAAATGGTTATTGGGGAGGATTAGTAGCTAATAGATATGACATTATACAATATGATGGAACAAACTGGACAGTAACGTTTGATAGCTCGTCAATAAATACCACTGAATATGTTACTAATGTTGCAACCAACGATCAATTAGAATGGAATGGTAGCGAATGGTTAAATAGTAACGAAGGCGTATATAACGCTGGGTATTGGCGATTGTATCTATGATTGAAGCAAGTGGCTGTATTTTTTTAAGCCTAGACACTGGAAAAATTTTACTACAACAAAGAGGCAGTAAAGTAAAGCACCCAAACACGTGGGGCTTTTTTGGTGGTAAAAGTGAAGGCAATGAAAGACCAAGTGAAACTCTTTACAGAGAAATATATGAGGAACTAGGAACCTTACCAAATATACTCAAAGTAATTCCTTTGAACAAATTTACGTCTCCAAATAAAAAATTTGAATATCATAGCTTTGTATGTATTGTGCAAAAAGAATTTATACCTATTTTAAATGAAGAAAGCAATGGTTATGCTTGGGTTAAAATAGGAAACTATCCTAGTCCATTACATCCAGGTGCAAATATACAATTACGTGATAATGAATTCACCAAAAAAGTAAAACTAATATATAAAACACACAAAGAAGTAGCTATTCCGTAATATTTTTTAGTTTCCAAGGCGTAAAACATACAGTTCCTAAACTAATATGATCTGCACCTGCATCAATGTATGTTTTTGCATCTTGTTTACTGTATACACCGCCGCCAGCAATAACTTCAATATCGGAATGTGTAGTTTTTATATAGTCAAGTATTCTAAGTGTATGTTCAACTATTACAGAACCACTTAGCCCGCCTTTTGCAGTAGGAACTGTGTTACTGGCATGTATTTGTTTATAACCTAAATTAACAATTCTGTCAATTTGTTTATTTGTAATAGTCGGTG